GCAGTGGAAGTACCGGCAGGATCAGATCGAAAATGTCGGCGCGCTCGTTTCGCAGACCCGCACGGTCAACGGCAACGAGATGATCACCACGGTGGTCGACGACAAGGCTTCGGATTACCAGCAGTTCGGCGTCATCGCCGAGGGCGCGGAAATCCCGGTCCGCTCGCTGCGCACCAGCGAGAAGGCCGTGAAGTTTTACAAGTTCGGCGGCGGGATCGAATTCACCTACGAATTCGAGCGCCGGGCCAGCCTCGACCTCGTCACGCCGTATGCCGCTCGCATGCAGCGTGAAGTCGAGATCGGCCAGACCGCCATCGCGACCGGCCTGCTGATCAACGGTGACGGCGTCAGCGCCGCAGCCCCGGTGGTCAACGCGGCCACCCTCGCCGCGGCGCTTCCGAGCCCCCCGACGACCGTCGCCGGGATGCTGAACTGGGAAGTCATCCTCAAGTGGCTCGTGAGCCGCGCGCAGGCTGGCGTCCCCGTGGACACCGTGGTCGGCAACTGGGATACCTATCTCAGCTGGCTCCGCATGTTCGCCGCGCCGACTGCCAATGCCGGTCTGCCGCAGATCGAAATCCTCCAGCGCGCGGGCGTGCAGGTGGCGATCGAAAATCCGCGGCTTCCGCTCAACATCAACTTCGCGCTCAGCTCGACCGCCCCGGCCAACAACCTGATCGGGTTCATCAAGGCCGAGACGCTCGAAGAGCTGGTCGAGAATGGTTCGGACATCGAGGAATCGACCCGCGCCATCACCAACCAGCGGGTGCGCTACGTGAAGACCACCAACCGCGGCTATCGCCTGATCTTCGGCGACACCCGCTCGGTGCTGAACCTGAACTAAGTCCTCGGACTGATGTTCTTCTGAGGGGCCGGGAGCAATCCCGGCCCTTCTTGTATGCACCGCGAACAACCGGCTTCCCTTTGCTCTCGCACAGCGTTAAGGGGACGACTCTTGCAAGGAGAAGAATACCATGGCCAATCCCCGCAACGCCACTCGCGTCGACCCCGGTCAGACCGATCCGCAGGAGCCGCTCGCTCCCGCCAGCGCCGCCGACACCCCCCAGGCGAGCGCGCTCGCAGATGCCGGTGCTCGTGAACCGGACGCCAAGCCCGGCGAGGACTTCGCTGTCCCCGGGGTCGATCCCTCGAACGTCGAGAAGATCACCGTCCACACGTCGGGCGAGTTCGGTCTCCAAGACCCCTTCACCTTCGAGCACATCACCAACGAGCCGAAGGAAGTCGTGAAGACGTCCTTCATCTCGGATGAACTCGAAAAGGGCCGTCTGGTCGAGGCGTGATCGTCCGCAACGGCCTTTCGGCCACCCTTCCCGTCACGTTCGAGACCGGCCAGCCGGACGGAGACGTGACGTGGAAGGTCTACGGGCCTGATGGTGTTCAGCTTGACACCGGCACCGTCACGCCCGCGATCGACGCCGTGTCGGTCAACATCCCTCTGACCTCCGCGGTTAACACCCTCGGGTCGGGGGTCTATATTTCCTATCGCGACGTGACTTGGGACTATGAAGTTGCCGGGGCCGTCGTGAATGGCGAAGCTCGCTACTCGGTCGAGCGACGTCTGCCCGTCGGCGTAACCGCCGAAGGCGCGCGACGGTTCTTCGGAGTCTCCCCCAGTGAACTGCCGGACGAGGAAATCCCGCTCACCGAGGCCTATCTGGAATTCATTGAACAGGTCACGCAGGTGGGCTTCGACGCAGCACTCGACGGCGGTCTGAACGCCATCAAGCTTCGGCGTGCGATCGAAGCAACTGCCGCGCTCAAGATTCTGCCGTCGATGCAGGTTCGAGTTGCCTCTTCCGAGAGCAGCGGCACCAACACCTTCAAGCGTCAAACCATCGACTGGCAGATGCTCGGCATCGAGTTGATGGGTGCGGTCAACACGGGCATCCTCGTGGTCATTCCAACCTTCGATGTAACGGCTGGATTCGGCGCGCTGCTGGTGTTGGCAAGCCCTGCAACCGACCCGATTACGGGCGCGACGGCCTAGCGGCCCGTCCGCGAAAGCTCCAAACCGATCGTCCGATAGTTCCGAAGCTCGGACTGCGCCATGGGCAGGAGCTTGAAATCTGTGACCATCAGCTCGCTCACTTCCTCGCCGTCGATGACGTTGCGAAGCGCAATCTTCTTGCCCTGCCCCAGCCGCTGCTGAATGTGATCGAGCAGGTCGATCTCGTTGAGCAGGTTGGCATCTTGGTAGCTGCTGACCCCAAGGGCAAAGCGGATCAGCCAGAGACCGTGATTTTCATCGAAGGAGAAGCCGTCGGTTCCGATCAGCGTGGTCTGCGGAAGGTTGGACTCTTGACCGCGTTCCTCCCAGTTGTGGTATTCGATCGGCGGTGCTACGAGCTGCAACACGTTCAACTCCTCGATGAGATCCACGATGGCGCGGATGATCGATTTGTAGACCGGGGAAATGAGCTGTGGCATCCGATACTCCAAAACGTCCAGTAGTGATCCGCTTCCGGTTCGGACGCGGTGTCGGAAAGGGTCGTAAGGATTCGGCTGATACCTCGGTCGCAGTGATCCAGCAAGTCGCTTATGCCTTCACCGAGAAGACCTTCAAAGCAGCCAAAGAGCGGCTGGGAAATCAGATTTCCAAGGATGTCCGAGCGGAGCTGATCCATTTGCAGGCGCTCTATCGGCGCTACATCATCGGCGCTGCCGGTTCAAAGAGCAAGCCGCGCGGCACGCTTGATACGATTTCAAAGGGCGATGGAGCACCCCGAGCCGATTTGGCGGGAATGCTGCCTAGCTGGGCCCCGCGCGGCGCGGCCTATTTGGAAACCAAGAAGGGTTTCATCGGAAACATCGGCTGGTTCGACAACACCGGATGGGCCGACAACAACTATCTTGGAGGCTATCTCCGTGCGAAGTTCAAGCCCGAGGAATTGGGCGGACAGCGCAACGCCGCAGGTGGCGGGGGTGCCTTTGGGGACGCTGGTCAGAAGACCATGTGGGAGTCCATGTTCGGACCGATCAGCGTCCAAGTTCTACGCAATCGTCGCGGCAGTCTGACCGAAGCGCCGACATTGCGGACCAAGGCAGCAAAGAAGCTGCAGATCCAGCTGGCCACCATTCGGGTTCGCGCCTTGGGCTCACTGACCACCACCATGCTTAATGCCTTTGGCGGCTTTAACGATCAGCTGATGAACCGCGTCCGTTCCTATGACCCTGATTTGGCTTATCGGCTGGGTGGTCGTCGCAACAAGTACCGGCCCACTTTGGAGCCGTTCCTCAAGTTCTATCTCGAAAAGTCGATCCCGCAAGCGCTTGAATCGCGTTTGAAGAAGGGCGATTTGACCAAGACCTTGTTCAGAAACTGAGCGCGGCGTTGATGGCCGCGGCGGCGTCCTCCGCAGATCGGTGCCCTGCAGCCAAATCCTTAACCCCAGTACTACCCGGGGGTGCGCTGTTCTTCTTGTCGGAGAACAGAGCATTCACGATCTTGACCATAGAGTCGTGTTGAGTGAGCAGCACGGCATGCTGCTCCCCAAGCTTCAATCGAATCTTCTGGCGAATTTCCCTGAGGGCGTACTGCCAGTAGATGTCGTGGAGGTCGCCCTCTAGGACTCCGAAGGCCCAGCAGACGGCGTCTCCGAAGGAGAGCTTTCCGAACCATTCTTGAAGAGGCTCGGCAGCTGCTGCTTGAACCGGACGCCCAGTTGAGCCATTCCCGCCGTCCGTTTCGCGAAAAAATACAGTAGGTGATCCAACACCCACTGAATGATTCGCTCGACGTCTTCGGTCGAGATGTCCACGTCTTCTGCCGGGATCAGGGCGTCGACGTTGGAAATCATCTTCTTGCTGTCGGTCAGCACGCGGCGAACGAGATAGTCCTGCGTGAACTGGTCCATCAGCGCGAGCTGCATGGCGTCCGTTGGATTGGGCAGCAGGCGACGGATATCCATCTCCATGCCGTAAACCATCTTGATGGTCTTGTCCTCGCCGTTCAGCTTGACTGTGATGTCCAGCGCTGGCTTGTCGGCGTCATTCTCGGGCGTGTTATCCGACATCTTCTGCTTCTCCGTTGAGGACTTGATCGCGCAGCAGACGCTGCAGGGCTTGATCCAACTGAATGTGCTTGCCCATTCCTAGGCGAATCAGCTGGTTGGCCTTGGGGTTGATATGCATCCCATCGGCTCGGGCCATTTCGGCCAGCTCGATGTAGAGGTCTTGGGGAACGCGGAGTGTGAAACTCCGGAATGGCTCGCGGGATTGGCTTTCCGGCATGAGAACTCCTGAAAATGGTTGGATCATTCCTTAGTCATTAGTGGTTGTCGGGCAACCGCAAAATGCGATTGACGGATTTTTAGAAATCGTCCATTCTGGGCCGATGAGAAGTCCCGAAGGTATCGAACGTCGTAAACAACAGCAGCGAGACGCGGCTGAACTTAAGCGTCGCTCCGCTGGAGTAGCTCCTAGAACAAAACTATCTGAGGAAGAAGAACGAGAGAGAAGCCGACTTTACAGCGCGGCTCGCAAACAAAATCCAGAAAAACGTAAGCAAGATAACGCTACAACTCGTAAACGGTTGAGAGAGAAGCGCAAGGATCCGTTTTTTCGAATGATCGCGTCTATGCGTTCTAGGATATCAAAAGAAATTTCCGGAGGCTTTCAAAAGCCTGACTCAACAATCAAGGCTTTGGGTTGTTCCTTTGGATTTTTCAAAACGTGGATCGAGTCTAAATTTTTGCCGGGTATGTCGTGGGAAAATTATGGCCGTCACGGGTGGCATCTAGATCATGTCAGAGAAGTCTGTACGTTTGAGATTTCAGACCCCGAGCAGTTTTCTGCGTGTTGCCACTACACCAACTTGCAACCTTTGTGGGCCGATCAAAATCTTAAAAAGGAGCATAAACGACGGGCGGTTGCCCGCGGTGAACCGTGAGAGAGTTGAAGCTAGGCAAAGGCTGCGTAAGAGGGCGACACCAGTTTTATCAGGAGCGCCATCATGGCAGATGTCCAAAAGAGTGCCTTTTCCCTCACGTCGGCCACGATCATGATCGGGAAGGCTTTCACCGATGATGTCTTCTCGCTGATCCCCGCGACCCACTCGGTCGGCGTGGCGCAGGAAGTCACCGTCGGGGTCGACAGCTCGATCATCGAACTGCTCAGCGGCGTCGCACAGATTACCATCGACGCGAAGCGCACCGGCATTTCGACCAGCATCACCGGCAACATCTACGAAATGACCGCGCAGAACTTCCTTCGTTCGCAGGCCATGAATGGCACCGCGATCCAGGTGAAGCGCGGCGTGCTGGCGTCGGCGGCTGCCGCCGCGGCGACCTCGCTGTCGATTACCTCCGATCCGATCCCGGGCGAAGCCGCGTCGGCCATCACCGTGGTCGGCGACATCCCGTCGGGTTCGACCATCCTGATCCAGCGTGTAAACGGCGAGCAGGACTACGTCTTCCCGACCGTCAGCACCGGCGCTGCCACCGGCACCGGTCCGTTCGCCGTTCCGATCGCGAGCACCTCGGCCATCCCCGCCAACATGTCGTTCCCGATCGGCGCGCGCGTGTGGGTCGTTTCGCCGGTTCCGGTCGGCGACATGGACGCGGACGATCTGTTCTGTCTCAAGATCACCGGCACCCTGTCGAACTACGACCGCCCGATGACCTACATCGCGCCCAAGGTTCGCGTCGTGAAGGGCTTCCAGCTGTCGTACTCCGAGACGCAGTACAGCTCCATGCCGTGGGAATTCAAGCCGCTGCTGATGTCCGCGTCGGAAGCCGCCGCGCGGCTTGCGGAAGTCGGCACCCGGCGCGCCGGACGGCTCTACGTGGGCGCGTAACGCTTCACCGCCGTCTACGTCTTGACCAAACTGTTCGGGCTCCCTACTTGGGGGCCCGAACTTTTGGTGAGCCATGACCACGATTCCCGCCGAACAAATTGCAGACAGCCACAAGCTGACCGCCGATGGGATGGTCGACTTGTTCGAGCTGACCCCTGCGGGTGGCAGCGGAACCATTCGCTTCAAAGCGGACAACGACGTGACGTGGCGCAGCAATCTCTACACCGGTGTGCCGTTGAGCCTCACCGGTGAGAAGATGTCTGCCGACAGCGGGCTGGCCTCGCCGCGTCTGACGATTGGGCAGAACAACGTGGATCTTTCCCTGTTCAAGCCGCTGATTTGGGATGGCTCGCTGGACAATGCTGTTGTCAACCGGATTACCATTCTACTCGACGACATGATCAACAACCGCTTGGTTCGTCGTCTGCACACCTATCGCATCAAGCGGGTCGAGTCCTACACCCGAACCAATGTCGTGCTACAGCTGGCTACCTACTCGGACAGCCTTGGCTTCCAACTCCCCTACCGCACCTACACGCAGCCCTCGTTCCCCGCGGTGCAGTCATGAGCTCGATCTACGCCGCGATCGAAGGCAGCCCGTACGTCGGGCTCAAATATGAGCATTTGGAAGGTATCCCGTTCACCGGGCTGGGTTACAATGACTGCTTCACCCTGTCGCGGCGGTTCTTCAAAGACAATTTCGATATCGACATTCCTCACTGCGCCATTCCGAACGACTGGCGTTCGGATCAGCTCGATCTGCTGCGCATCCTTCCGGACAAGTGTGGTTTCGACCTCCTCACCGAGTGGAAGCTGTCGGACCTCCGGCCTGCCGACGCAATGTGCATTGCGATCGGGGAGAGCAATCCGAACCACATCTGCTTGTATTTGGGGGATGACATGATCCTCCACCATCTGTATGGGCGCTTCTCGAAGGCCGAACCGTACCGCGACTTTTGGCGGGACAAGACGGCCTTCCTCCTTCGGCACCGGGATGTGCCAGACCTGCGACCGGTCTATCCGGACGTCGACATAAGGACGCTGCTTGATGTTCGAAACGCTCCTCCAACCGGGTGACGAAGAGGAACGCTGCGGGCTGATCCTCAAGGACGGAACCGTGGTCGAACTCAAGAACGTCGCCGCTGAGCCGAAGACCAGCTTTGAGATGGACGCCGAAGAGGCTTTGCCGCACATTGCGAGCGGCGAGGCCGCAATGACGTGGCATACTCACCCGTTTTCTGACTCCAACCTCAGCGGTGAAGACTATTCAACCTTTCTTTGCTGGCCGGATCTCGTCCATGTGATTGTCGGCATGCGCGACGGTGCCGTTGCCGTCGCCAAATTCAAAGCACAGGACGGGGTCATTCTCGTATGCGACTAATTTTCCACGGTGAACTTGCGCGACGCTTCGGACCCTGCATTGAGATGCAGGCCGATTCTGTTGCCGATGCCATCGAGGGTTTCTCGCGCCAAGCCGACTGGCCCCGCGATATGCGTGTGATCGCCGTCGGCCACTCGACCCGAGAGTCGCTCGACGAGCGCCCTGAGGTTGTCAATCTGATGCCTGCGCTGACCGGCGGCTCTGGCAAGTTCTTTGGCATCATTTTGGGTGTCGCGATGATCGGTCTTGCGTTTGTCACCGGCGGTGCCTCGATTGTCGCGGGCTCGCTGGTCACGTCCGGCCTTGGCGGATCGCTGCTGATCAGCGGTGCCATGATGATCCTGCAGGGAGTCGTGGGGCTCTTCATGAAAGCCCCAAAGGTGCAAAAATCCCAAGACCCGGAGGCATCCAAGTACACCGCGTTGAACAAAAATACCGTAGCCGTGAACACCCCCCTCACGCTTGCATGGGGTCGCATCGACCTCGGCGGGCACTGGTTGAGCTTGCAGTCGGATAGCAACAACCTGTCGCACGGCACTTTCCCCGTGAACCCGACCTAGGATATTGAAAAATGGCCTCATACCTTATGGATCAGAAGGACGAGCTGCTCGCCCTCAAGCAGTGGGCAACTCCCATCCAGGCCCAGCAAATCGACGCCATCCTCGAACACGGGGGGATCAAGCCCGCGGCGCGGGCACTCGGCAAGCACAAGAAAACTCTGCAGGACGCGCTGATTAGCCTTCGCAAGAAAGCTGCGGTTCAGGGCTTCGCGCCAGCCTGCGGGATGAACGATGTGGTTCCCGACCCCTTCATCGTTCGCGGTCAGAGCACCCTCAGCCGCGTGGCCGAGGATGGTTCTCGAACACCGGTCCTGGTCTGGAACAAGACCCGGCTCGATGAGCTCCAGTGGCTCGAAGGCGTCAAGGAAGGGATCGCCTCCTTCATCGAATCCACCCCCGTTATTCGATCCCTGCCCAAAGCGCCAAAGGGCGATATCAACGCCGACGTGATCCCGTGGATCAACATCGGTGACGCCCACTTGGGCATGCTCGCACACGAAGCCGAAACCGGTGCGAACTTCGATCTCAAGATCGCCGAGCTGGAACTGACCACCGCGATCGGCATGCTGATCGACGGGCTGCCGAACTGCGAGCGCCTGGTCCTCAATGACCTCGGCGATTTCACTCACTACGAAAACATGGCCGGGGTCACCGACCACAGCGGCCATCTGTTGGACTACGATGGGCGCTTCCCCAAGATGATTCGGGTCTACTCGCGCTTGATGCGCTGGGTGGTCGAGAAGGCTCTGTCGAAGGCCCAGCATGTCGACGTGATCGTCAACCAAGGCAATCACAGCCGAACCAACGACATGTGGATGGCGGAGCTTCTGCGCGTCGCCTACGGACAATCGGGCCGCGTCCACGTCCTCAACAATGACAGCCCCTTCATCGGCTATCGCATGGGCAATACCTTTGTGATGACCCACCACTCCGACACCTGCAAACCCAACCGGCTCGCCAGCGTCATGGCGACGGACTTCCGCCGCGACTGGGGCGAGTGCGATTACTGCTACATCGACATCGGGCATATCCACCACTCGATGGTCTCGAAGGAGCACCCCGGTGTCCAGATCGAGAGCTTTAACATCTTGGCCCCGAAGGACAAATGGGCGATGGACAACGGCTATCGCAGTCGTCAGTCGATTACCATGATCCTTCGCAGCCGCACCTACGGCGAGATCGGACGGCGTGTTCTGCCCATTCGGCAGGTACAAGATCGCATCCGTGAGCTGCCCGGCGGCGAGCGGCACTACAACGCGCCGGTTCAGCGAGCGTTCGTGGTGTAGTGCATTATCCCTTGATGGCCATCGAGAACCGCTGACATAGCGACTCGATGGCCAACAACGTATATACCCAAGATGTCATCATTGACGCTGACGGCAAACCCGTCCTCAATGCTTTTGAGGTAATCGAAAATCGTGCCAAGGAAATCGCCCGCACAATCGCGGGCATCGGCGTTCAAACGGTCAAGGACGCCAAGAAGTGGCAGACCGAACTCGCTCTCAACATCAAGATGCTCAAGCAGGCCCAATCGGACCTGTCAGCCATTCGTGGGCCGATCGATCGGCAGGCGGCGCAGCGCCTCAAGGACATCGAGGCGATGTACAAAGCGCAGAACCGCCTATCGGCGGAAGCTGCGCAGCGTGACACTGAAATCGCCAAGGTCTATTATGGTCGTGACCGCGAAGAGCGGCAGCGCCGCAAGGCTCAAATCTTTGCCGAAGAGCGGGATATTTCCGAGCAGCGTCGAGTTCTCAACCGCCAGCGCGTAGCCGATGAGGTCGCCGGAGAGCGGCAGATCGCCTCGGTCAATCGTCAAAATCTTGAAACCGATCGGAACAACGACCGGGCTCGCATCGCAAGCGCAAAGGAAGTGCGGAATGCCCGTCTGGAAGCCGCTGCCGCAGCGGCTAAGGGTCGTGTTTCGGGCCTCGGCACCATCGAAGAGGCCCAGCGCGAGAAGGCGCTGAGCGATCAGCGTCTTGCACAGCTTCGCGAGCGCCGCCGAGCGACGGCTGAGACCGACGCTCAAGCCGCGCGCGGGCTGGCTCAGGTCATCGAAATCGAGAAGGCGTATGGCCGTCAGCT